ATGACCCGCATCCGCACTGGCGAGGCCCTCGCCCTGGCCGCGATCCTGGTCTCGCTCCCGCGTCACGGCGTCGCCCAGCTCCACCAGGCCGGCATGTCTGTCCCCTCCGCACCGTGGTGGGCGGCCGTCGTCGGCGTCAGCGCCGTCGCGTGGGGGCTGCTCGAGGCCGCCACGATGTTCTATCTCTGGTCAGCCTACTCGCAAACGCGCCGCCGGCACTTGCTCGTTCTGATGTTCACCATCTTGACCGCGATCGCCGTGACAAATGCGCCCAGCCTGGTGGCCGATAGCGCGGGGCTTACGCTGATCGGGCTCGTAGGCGTGGCGTCGGTTGGGCATTGGATCTGGGCTATCGCCTCGATTGCTTCAACCCTGATCGTCGTAGTCGCGGCCGGGTCCGCCGACGCGGCCACGATTGAGGCTACGGACTGGCGTAAGCGCGCCGAAGAGGCCGTAAGCGCGCTTACGGACGCTGTAGACCAGCGCTCGGCGGCCACTACGCCCGCAACTACGGCTCCGATCATGGTTCAGCCGGTTGCCGCCCAGCAGGTAACGGTGAATGTGTCCCATGAGACCCCCGCCCCAAAAGGCCGGGGCCGCGAATCAGCAACCGAGCTCGCCGTCGCCTCCGCATTGAGCGCCGGCGCCAGAAGCTCGAGCGAGATCGCGGCCCAGCTCGGCATATCGTCGGCGGCGGTCCGGCAGTTGAAGGCGTGGCGGCTTCGCCCGAGGCACGCCCAGAATACCCTCCAGACGCATCCAGAAGCCCAAGGCGGCGCGGAGACGCCAGCGTGATAGCGCTATTCGGTCAAGCCCAGCTTCAGCGCGTCTGGTGCAAAGACTGCGGATCGTTTTCGTTTGTCCGGGATGGGGTTAAGGTCTGCTGCGGCGAGCATGTTGAGGTCGGCGAGCCAACCCGCTATGTCCGCGAGTCCGAGCCCTACCAGATGCGCCGGCCGCCCTCGGTCTACGAGCGAGAGCAGGCGCTGGAGCGGCAGGATGGGCGATGTTTCTACTGTAGCCAGCCGCTTGGGGCCGTAAGGCTCAGAAATGGCAGGCCCGTAACCCTGCGAACGCACTGGGATCACCTGATGCCCTACGCTTACGACCAGAACAATTCGCCGGACAACTTCGTAGCCGCCTGCCACGTCTGCAACGGGATCAAGTCATCGCATGTGTTCGCCGACATGGCGGATGCGCGGGTGTTCCTTTCGGAGCAACGCGCGGCGAAAGGCTACGACTTTTGAAGGAGGCAGCATGATAACCAAAACACACATCGCCCAATTCGGCCAGTTGCGGTGGCGATCGGGCGAGGCCGGCGATCCATGCTGGTATGCCCGTCTCGGCGGTAGCGAGCTGCGCGCCCGGGCGTTGTCGGGCGACACGTGGATCGTCGGCGTGAAGAGCGGCGCGGCGTATGACGTGGTTGCCGTCGGCGGCTCGTTTGGCGACGCGAGCCGCAAGGCTGAAGAGGTTCTGGCGTGACGCCAACCCCCACGCCCGTTGTCCCGTTCGGCTTTCGCGCCGAGGACTGGCAGATCTTCGAGGTGTGCGCCGGCTCTCTGATCATCCTTGGGCTGCTGGCGTTCATCACGCTCAAGTGGTGGATCGAAGGAGGTGCGCGTGCAAAGCGATAACAACAACGAGGTCCGATACGTGAACCAGCCGAGCCGGATCACCTCGCTCTTGCCGATGATCCTGATGGCCGTCGTGCTGACGTTGACCATATTCATTCTCATGGCGCTGGGATTCAAGGACGCTCCGTTTTTGTCCGCCGGATTCACCATCGTCCTCTTCATCCTGATCCTCGGCGGCGCGCTGGGGTGGGTGTCGGACTCACGCCAGCGTGGGCGGGCGCACTCGGAGCAGCTCACCCGAGTCCACGAGACGGTGCCGCAGGCCGTGGCGCCGGCCGTCGCCAACGCCGTGATGCAGATTCTGGGCGGGATCGTGGCCCAGAGCTGGCCAGCAGGCGGGGCCGCGCCTGCATCGGCACAGGTCATCAACCATCGCCCGCCCCAGGCCGTCACGCCGCAACTGCCGGCCCGGGTGGTGCCGATCATGCGCTACGTTGACGAGAGCCGGCAGGCGATCCCGATCAACGCGCCGGTGTATCAGCCGGTCGTGATTGAGACCATCACCGGCGACGACGACGAAGAGCCCGGCCAGACGATCCAAGTTCCGCTCAATCACCTGATGCGGTTCGCCTCGTGCCCGACGCCGGCGCGCGCGGAGTGGCAAGGCAAGCCGCAACTGTACGGCGAGGCGGCCCGCGTGTTTCTCTCGCATGGACTGATGACGAGGACGAGCCGCGGCGGGTTTGCCTGGCGGCCCGAGTATCCGGTCGAGTCGCGCCGCACTTGGCTCGCGCAATACGAAGCCAAGGCCCTGGGCGCGGGCGCGCACGCGGGCGAGACTCCCCCACTGGGGTAATAGCAGGGTACAGGTGACTTTGACCTGTGACCTGTGAGCCGGTAACAGGTCACAGGTCACCTGTACCCAAGGGAACAGGTCACAAGTGCACATCATCAATGGCGATTTAGAGGGGAAGTCGGGCGCGGAGATTATTTATTGGGCCTATCTCTACGAACATGGGCAGCACGATATCCCCGCCCTGTCGTGGGAAAACCTTTCTAATGCGAAAAAATACTCATGGGAGATGATCTATGAGACATCGTGCCGATACGCCCCATATGGCGAAGGTCTGAAGGAGCGTCTCACTACCGCCCTGCGGGAAGCTCGAGAGTGGCGCGCGCTCAAAAAGCATTGGGCCGTGTTCCGCGATCATGTCGAGGGGTTGCAACGAAACTTCATAGAGAGGAATGGTGAGTGATTCACTTCTGTTTCGCGCGTGGCGCTCCGTCCGCGACGCGTTCCGCTACGCCCGGGCAATGGGCAAAGTGATGGACCGCTGGCCTGCACCGCCCGACATGAACAAGGCCGAGCGCGATGGGCGCATGGCCGTCGCGTCTTTGTATCCGATGCTCATCTATCGCACATGGCTGGACGATGCGAGGACGGAGCCGGTCTATGAGGCACATGTCCTGTTCAACAGATGGACAGCCGGAACAACGCTCGGCCAGGGCTCAACCCCCAATCTTGCGGAAGAAGAGGCGCGGGAGGGAATTGTCACGTTGCTAGAGCACTACGAAGAGCAAGGGCTAACGCCCCCACTGCCGTTTCAGCCAGGGCGCGATTCGATCCATATCACGTTCACGGCCGACGACTGCATTCACATCAATCACGTTCACCCGCCAACACAGAGAGACCATGCCTGAGCCGTGGATCACCGATACCATGCCACCCACCGCCGGCGTCTACGATGTGACGATCCAAGTGGGCGCGGGCCGCAACTGCAAACGCGCCACCGCCTCAGCCTACTGGCCCGGGCGACGCTCGAAGAGATGGCAGTTGCTCGACATGTCGATCCCCGACGGCGTGATTCTGGCCTGGAGCGCTCGCAAGGTGCCCTACTCCGGGATCACGCCGCGCCGGCCGATGGGGATCATTTGCCCGGTGGAATTGGAGGAGTAACATTCACCGGCAAAGGGGAGACAAACCATGAGAACACGGACGATATACAGCGCCGTCGAAGGCGCAGAGCACATCTGGAATCCACACGGCATCGACCATGGGGACGTCTACCCCAATCGGCGAGTCGACCGCGCCGAGCGGCAGTGTCGAAAGTTTTACGCCGAGCTTTTGCGGCGCATGGATGAGCGGGATGAAGCCCAGGGCGACTTTGCCCGTAAAACCGCCGCGTGGATGGCGACGATCGATAGGCTCAAGGCCAATGTCGACCAACTGCGCGGTCAGGCTGAGGAGCTGGAGGCTGGGATTAAGTGGATGGCCGATATGTTGATTGACCGACGCGCAAAACGACAAACACCGGCGCGCGCAACTGGAGAAACAGAAACGATAGAATCCCTGCATCGCGTCCGCGCGATGCTACGCAGATCGCCGGCCAGGGTTCATCCAGGCCGGCGATCTGCGTTTTCGTCCTGTTGTGCGTGCTGTTCTGTGATCTGCCAACCGGTGAGTGGCGGCTTTCGCGGCTCTACGACTAGCCCGCCTTCGCCTCAGCCTTCGCCGCCGTCTCCTGCTGGATGAGCGCAGACCGGCCGGCGTCCAGGAGCTGATGGGCCGTCGCGAACGCCACCGGGTTGCCCTGGCTGTCGATAACGTTGACGGTCGTGCGGCCGCCGCGCGGGTCGTGCTGAATGACGATCGTGAGCACCGGCGCCTGAGCCATCTGCAGCAGCTCGCGCGCCTTGGCCGGATGTTGGCCGCGATCCTCGGTGCCGAGCAGCTCTCCGAGTTCAGTCGTGGGTTGAGTAACGATCTTGGGCTTGCTCATGTGTGTTTAGTCGAGTCCGTAGTCGATTTGCCGGCGTGCGTCCCGGCGTTGACGAATGGGGCGCATGATGGCGTCGTGAGCCTGGCGGGCGAGATTGTCGACCTCCGTCGCGTCACGCTCGGCCTGCTCATCCTTGCGGTCCTCCATGTAGTCGATGCCAATGCGCACCCGGCGCTTGAGGTTGCGCACCGTCGGCGCGGAAATGCCGGACGCCACCAGGAGCGACACCAGGTCATCCCGGAGCTGGGCGCATTGCGCGTTCGTGAGGGTTGTGAGTGTGTCGGTCGGTGAGATTGCCATTTATGCCAGCCATCCTATGTTTCGCAGGGCCTTGACCACCTGCCCGATTGTGTAGCCGTCAAACGTCGATGCGTCGTTCACCGCCGTGCCCGAGTTCGCGGTGAACGTCGCCGCCGCCACGCCGGTCGTCGGCTGAACGATTGGGGTTGCGTTCCAGACGCCCAACTTCTGGCTCGTTGCCGTGCAGAGCTTCGAGCCGGTCGTGGTACCCAGCACGATGTTGTATCCGTCGGCGTGCGTGACCGTCCCGTTGAACGTTAGGCTCGGCGTTGAGAAGTCGCCGTAGATGAGCGGAGTCGTGGTCGATGAGTTGGCGATGTAGAGCTTGTTCGCGGCCGTCTCGGCATTGCCGGCCTGATAGCCGATCATCACGCAGCCACCATTCGTCGTGAGCGATGCGCCGGCCCCGCTTCCGATCAGTGTCGAGTTCGTGCCGCTGGTTGACAGAAGCCCCGCCTGGTAGCCGATCGCGGTGAACCCGGCCCCCGTCTGGACCGCGCCGGCTTGATAGCCGATAGCCACGGCGTTGCTCACGTTTTTTTGCAGCGACAGCGAACCGATGGCGACGTTGTAGCTTCCCGCAGCCGTCCCGTTGTAGCCGCTGCGATGGCCGATGTAGGTGCTGTCCGTGAATGCAGATGTGCTGGATGTTCGCGCCGCTTCCGACCCAATCGCGATGTTTCTACTCCCGGTACACGACAGGGCGGCTGCGTATCCAATAAACTGGTTGTCAGTGCCTGTGACCAGGTAATAGCCCGCAAATGCGCCGATGGCAGTATTCTGGCCGCCCGTCGTGGAAAGCAGCGCATTGGTCCCGATCGCCGTGTTTGATTGCGCCGTGGTCGCCTGATACAGGTTGGTGTTGCCAATGGCGAAATTGTATTGGCCCGAAGTGCACGCTTCCAGCGCCCTCTGCCCGATGGCGGTATTGTCATGCGCGCTACTGTTGGCATCCCTGAGCGCCGTCGAGCCAATCGCGATGTTGGCCGTCCCGCTGGTCTGGGTGCTGAGGGCGGATTTCCCGATGGCGATGTTGTCTGCGCCGGTGACGCTTTGTCCAGCCTGATACCCGATGCCAATCGAGTAATTGGAGTTGACGTAGACCCGCGCCAGCTCAGCCGCAGCCGAGGTCTGGATCACGATCTGCCCAGACGTTTGAGTGCTGTGCCCCTTGACGACGAGCTGATTGGTGTCTGCCTGACCCGTTATCTCGACCGCGCCGGCAACCTGAATCTTGGCTCCGCTCTCGGTCATGATCGAGTTTCCGACCACGTTCGCCGCGGTGAATTTGGCGATCTTCGAGGTGGTGCCGCTCACGGCCGCATTGACGGCCGTGGTGATGTCGCTGGTCAGCGCCAGCGTCCCGGTCGAGGTCGGAAGCGTGAGCGTCGGCGTGCCGGCGACGGCCGGCGGGGTGATGATCGCCGTGCCGCTTGTTGCGCCGAGCAGTTTGACAGAGGCCGCGTAGAGGCTGCGCGACAGATACGCATCCCGCGGTCGATTCACGCCCGACGCGCCGATGTCGTAGGTCGCGTCAGTCTGCCAGGTCAGGTGCCCATAAACCTGCGTGATCTCGGTCAATGAGTCGGATGAGAATCCCGCCCGGTGAGCGATCACTCCGCCGCCGTCCCGATCCACCGCCAGATTAGTCATCGTCGCGGTGTATCCGTTGGGCGCATCTGCCGAGTTGTCGCTCGTTGCATCCGCACCCGTCCGGACCACCTTCAGCCCGGAGTTTGCAGCCGTCACGATTTTGCCGCCGGATATATAGAACGCAGAATCTCCGAGTGTGCTGGCACCCGTCCACTGGGTGAGATACGTGTTTGTGCCTGTGCCCGTTACGGCCGCGCCGCCCGCAGTGTCCAGCACCCCGCCCGAGAGCGTCAGCCCGGACCCGACGGAGATCTCCTCCACAACGCCGCTGCCAGCCGTCGTGCGCCCGAGCAGGCGCGCGGTGGTCATGTTCTGGATCTTGGCGTAGGTGATCAGCGAGTTGGGAACGTCGGCGGCCACCATCGCCCGAAACGTCGGCGCGGCCGCCCCGCCCGAGGTTGGCCCGGCCCAGATGTAGTTGGCCGTCTGGTTGGCCAGCGTCCCGGTGAGCGTTCCCGAGCTGGTAACGGGAGAGCCGGACACGCTGAAGATCGCCGGCAGGCTGAGCGCCACGCTCGTCACCGTGCCCATGCCGTAGGAAAGCGCGGGGATATCGGCCGCCACCAGCGCCCGGAATGTCGGCGCGCCCGGCGCCCCGTTCGGCGCAGCGAACACCTGGTTGGCGCTCTGGCTGGCCAGCGTCACCGCCAGCGTGCCGGCAGTCGTGACGGGCGAGCCCGCCACCGAGAAGATCGACGGCACGGTCATCGCCACGCTCGTCACCGTGCCTGTGCCGCTGCCGGTCGGAATGGTCTCCTGCGTCAGCGCGCGCTCCATCGCTCGGTCCTTGTCTCGCAGATCGGCCAGGACCGCCCGGAGTGGTGTTTCGAGATCGTCGCGCTTTCCCATCTACAGGCTCCTCAGCTCGGCTACAACGTCCTCGCGGCCCTGGCTCAGCCGGATCGCCACGCTGTGAACGATGCAGTCCACCCGCAGGCCCTCGTGCGTGACGTAGAGCCGGTCGCCAAACTCCCAGTCCTTGCCGTATTCGTATGCGCCCGTGTTGATCTTGCCGGCGAACGTCACCAGCCGGCGCGCGTCATACAGCGCAGCCGCGCCCTCATCACTCATGCCCGTGCTCGAGGCGTAGTTGCGAGCGTCGACAAACACTTCTTTGCGGGCGAACGGGCTCCCGTCATAGCGGGTGGCGTCCTCGACATACACCAGCGTCCGGCCGGCGCCCTCGCCCTGGCCCCCGACGACCGCGTAGGTTTTCTCGCCGCTGTAGTCGCGGGACAGCCGGGCATCCTGCACGTCCCCCGCCGCCGAATCGAGCGTCATCAGCGATCGCCGGTCGGTGCCGCGTTGGCCGGTGTAGACCCGGAACACAAAGCCGGACGACGACTCGTAGGGGATGTCGTAGAACAGGCGGACGGGGCTGGCGTTCTGGGCGCTTGCCTCACACAGATCATCCAGCACGTTCCGGACGAT